GTTCTATGATCATGCGGGACTATGCAAGATCTCCCCTTGGGCAGGGGGTGGTTGTCAACCACTGAACCATAATAAACCAACCTGTGACAAAGGTTGGGGGAAAACTGGGGGAGGACGGATGTTTTCAAAGAAGACGCCGTCCGGCAAGGTAGAGTTGCCGCCTTACTCATGGGGGAACTAAGCAGCGTTTGCCAACGGGTTACGAACCCGATTAGCAAGCAAACGAGAACCAATGTGGACTCCTAGCATAGATGCTAGCGTACTACCAGCCGCCGCCAAAGCGGCATTCTGGGTACGACGATTCACTTGACCTTCCGTCTCTGCGTTCCTTTGCCTCGAAATTGTGCTGGTTTCTGGAGGGGTCCGACCCCTTTGCGAAAAACCGGCATCGAGCTTTGGTTACTTGTTAGACCTAATGAACGGTAACGACTAAGCACAGTCATACGATTAAGAGCTAATTCAACAGCTAGATGATCGCTATAAGACTGTGTCAGGTCATATGCCACCTTCAGAGGGTTGACAGGGATGACCTCCCAATGAGAGATAACCTCTACTGAGTAGGTGTTACCAGCTGCCGAAGCAGCGGCTGTTACATCACCCTCAATCAAAAAGACGAGGACGTTCTGCCCGGCTTGAGCACCGGCTCCACCACTTGCCGTATTATACATGCAAGAGGGGAGGACTGCGCTGGCCGTGAGAGAAAAGTTAGGCTCAAGACCCGAAGCCGAAGTTGGAGCGGTCTGGTAAGTAGGGACACCAGCCGGTACCCAATTCACTTCAAGTATCGAATTAGAGACTCGGGATGAAACCGAGTTATTCATAATCGACTTGATAAGTGTGGATGACGGCTGAGTCGAACCCGCCAGAACGGTGAGAGGATCAACATAATAGTTAGATCCAGTCACTACAGATGCAGCAATTCCAGCTGAATTGATCCCAGCTGTCCCAGCAAATATCTTGCCCGCACGGTTAAGTTCCGTACCTTCGTACGTAACTCTGACTCCGAGGGACACAAGCCTGACGGTACATCCGTCTGGCATGATACTTGTTTGGTTGGGAACTGCGACCTGGTTAAAGGGGACGCCGCTGGTGTTACTCGTGAGTCCAGAAAAGACTCCCGATCCATTAGCTGTCTCCTGAAACTGGCCTCTGTATCCAGAGAGGTAAGGGAAGAAGTAGAATCCACCCGTGTGAGTGGTGGACGTCCCAGTATAGGCCGTGGGACTGAACGAGAAGGTTTCCCTCGAGCTAACCAGACCCGAAACCGCTGTGCGATCGTCGGGGATGTGGCAGGAGGGGTGGGTGAATGGTGAGAGTATTGTCTCGAGCCACTCATTCCGTGTTGGACTGGACTTTTGATTCATGTATGGGATGCCCGGAATCAATCGGGGACTGTACATCGGAAAGAACTGGTTCCAGGAGTTTTATGTCGGATTGGGTAAGGGAGCTCCTTTGCGGGTGAGTTAACAGCTTAACTCCCTCGGATGAGAGGTTGTTTAGGTTCCTTGTTCAAGGGATTACTTAACAACATGATCCAACCTCAATCGAACATTGTACTTCCTGGTGGGTCAATCAAGCCCCCAGCGGCGCCGTGCAGTCTCTCGGCATTCTGAATAGCACGTAAGTGTTTACAGAACAAGGCCGGAGCCTGTTCAAACGTTTTGGGCCATGTCTAGAAGAGACATTCTTTCCGACCCATAGAGGTAACTAGGGCAAAGAGTCCTCCGAGGAGGACTCCGGGCCGACATGACTCGATGAATCAATGCCACCGAAACTGAGGAATGGACCCACGCCAAACAGAAGGGCCTTCTTGATACCCTTCATACTCCCCTTGGGAATGTGCTGGCGTGTCTCAGTCTCGACCACGTTAGAAAGGGGATCGAATATCCTATTCGTGTAGTCTTCCGGTTCCATCCCGTCCGGCAAAGGCCGTTCTAGGGGATGGTTGAGGGGGTTCGAATGGTAAATACCACTCGCCCAGTTCCTCTGTCTATCAGTGATAATAAGCTTCCACCCCTTTGGGGCGACGACGCCTAAACCACCAACAGAAACCGGAACGAAGAGGTTCCGACCTCTCGTTTCATTTGCGAGTTCGACCTTGTGTTGGGAAAGGAACATTTTTAGTACTTCGATACGTTTCTCTTCAAGAGCCCCGTTCAGGAGTTCATTCAGAGAGGCGCTCAGTGGATACACTTGTTCCTCCACACCATCCTTCACCACCTTACCTTGGACTTTATGTTTTCCAAGGAAGAGACCAGTATTGAAATAACCGATCTTTTTTGGTGAGAGCTTAACACCATCGACCAGGTTTGTCAGGTCACAGTCCACCGAGACGCTATTGATATTTGCGTAACGTTTATGGATATATGCCTTACCTGGGGACATAGCTAGACCGACTCGAGCACCGACTGAGTGGTGTAAATTCCACTCGTCGTGCGAACCGATATAAAGCATGTCGTCTCCGTTTATCCTGACGGATTTGAGGAGAGAATGGTATGAAGCGCCGGGGTTAAAAGTATTCTTGACATAAAGATAAACCCCGAGGTTTGCCAAACATAGCACAGGAAACGAGAGGACGGATCCCATCAACTGACCGTTAATCTGATCAACAGACTCTAGTTGAACAGTACCATTCCGTGTCTTTATAGGAGGGTAGTGAATCCGGTGCGGGGCCAGAACGCCACGAAGGACGTTATAAAGGCCGAGATTCCGGACAGCTAACCTCGACAAGACCCGTTCAAGGATCTCAGCCGATAGACGTGCAGAAAGCCCGTCTGTTGCTGCGGAGTAGTCCACACTGATCCAGTTGACATCAAGACTCGGAATTGGCCAAATGGACCAAAACGAGTCACGAACATCAACAAGATCAGTGGGATCAAATGGTTGACCAATCAGTTTGAAGGGTTCATCCTTCCTCATTATACCGTGGAGAGCGATCTGAACAACCTTCGCTAAAAAATAAGCGACGGAAGGACCCTTGGATATAGTACGGACCTTCAGCGGTTCCAAAACCGCTTCAATCTGCGCATCATACCTAGGAATTCCATCATTACCCTTTTTGATCTCAAGGGCAATGAGTTCAGACAACCCGTCTAATTCGTGACGGCGATCGCGATCCTCTAAAACAGAACCATAAGACAACACTCCATTCAGAGTGTGTGGTCCTGAAATTTCGCGCATCCCACGGAAATCACCATCATCGAGTACTTTGACCTCGCGTACTAAACGCTGCAAGTATCCTGTCTGTCCACCGTCCTTTCGGGCGGCTTCAAAAGAGGCATTATGACTTGCATGATGTCTAACATCAACCGGGTTATCAAAGAAAGAGCCAAGTTCCCGATCCATCTTCCTTGATAGGGAGGATAGATAGGGTTCCAGGTGTTCCATGATCGAATCAAGGACATCATCATCGTCCCCGTGCCCAGTGAGTGGGTCAGTAGCCATCATCTGTGCCCTGTGTTTCTGGAAGTTCTCAAGAACGATATCCTTAGACACTGGGGCAGCAGAGCGCTTCGCCTGAAGAAAACTGTACCAGAGATGGGTGTTCTTACTACGGAAAGAATGAAGCCGAGGCTTCATCCACCGGAGAAAGGAACCCTTCCAAATTAGTTCAGTTCCCTCAGGCGCGGCAGGCATAGTATTTTTTAAATACTTCGCCATCGGCGCTGTCAAGAGGTACTTGGCCTTCTTCATGAAGAAGGTTTCCGTGGGCGCCTCGAGGTAGTCAGAAGCTTGCTGATTGAAGCTAGCAACGACCGCCTCGGGCGCACCGTGGTGCCGGATGACCATTGTCAGTCCGGTCAGGAGCTCTACCACTCGTTTGCGATTGTCCGTGACGAGTTTCACGTGCCCGGTCGAACGTCCGGGTCTTTCGTTGAACTTTTTACGTTCTGCGGCGGGGGTATACCCCTCTCCGAAAACCATATTATCGCTTAATGCGGTCTTCGTGGCACTTTT